TACAGATACAGATACAGATACAGATACAGAAGCAGATACAGAGAAAGATAAAATAAAAATCGTTTTCAAGCGCATGAATGCGCTGGGTGTAGATACTCCGTTATTTAAGGAATACATAAAAACTCGGAGCAGATTGAAGGCCACAAACACGGCTCGCGCTTTGGCGACTCTTGCCAACAAAGCGGAGAGGTTAGCGAAGCAGGGAGAGGATATTAAGGAATTAGTCGAGGAGGCTCATAGCAATGGATGGAAATCAATTTATGAACAGAAAAATCGTCAGCAACGCCGTCACTCAGCAACGAAGATCGCAACCAGCACAGATTGGTGAGGAATTAGATAAGAGCTATATCAATCAGTTGTTTGGGGTTATGCGGTTGAACTACCCATCATTCTTGAATGACACCTCAGACGAGGATATCGCTTCGACCAAAAAGATGTGGTGGTCATACTTGAAGCACTACGATCAGGCATTAATCCACAGAGCAACAATTCAGGTCGTCGAGAAGTTTAAGAAGTTCGCCCCGACCTTGGGTGAGTTCAAGGAAATGTTGGAGGAGATCAAGTTAGAGCCAGCCCATAGACCAAGCCGAGACACCACGGTTTGCCGAGTCTGTCGATCTTTCACGTTTACCCAGTATCATCATGATGTCTGCATAACCGGCGAAAAGTCGCTTTACGAAGTGACCGACGATCAGATTGCCGAAACTAAGCGAATGTTTGCGAGGCTCAGATGAGGAAAGCGTCACAGAAGGTAGTAGATCGCCAAAAACAACGTCTAGCGGAAATTAAAACGCTAGGTAATGGCAACTTAGGGGGTATGTTGTCAGCCTCCGAAATTCATATGGTTTTGCATGATGGAGAGGACAAAAATAACTTGCTGAAGATGCTGCAACAGGTCGAGCTACAGTATCCCATAGACGTAGTTATCAAGAAGGCGTCAAAGGCTAGATCACTGGCCCAAAACAGAACTCAGTGGCAATGGTTCAGGGACGCAGAGGCGCAGGGCGACCAAAAGGCATGGGAGTATCGAGCTTATTGCAAGCTGCATTTTGGGGTTCCCATTCTCCGCAGGGATAGCCCCGAGTATCGAGCCAAGTACGACCGAATTATCAGGCCAATGGCTTACGAGCAAAAGCTAGAATTGATGGTTGAACCGTTCGACTTTCCCGTTACGTCAGCAATGAACATTGCCCAGCATGGAGCTTTTCTGGATGAGGTGAAACGGCATTTTAACGGGTTAGGGTTCCAGCTAACAGATCCGCAGATCTGGGACATTCCCAAGAAATAATCTATCCTTAGTCACCGAGATATTGAGAGTTATCGGTATGGCTAAGAAGTGTAAGATTTGCCTCCAACCTTTTGTCCCCGAATTCAGCACCTTTCAAAAGACCTGTAACAACATCGAGTGTTTAGTGGACTTTGGAAGAGCGGAGGCAGCTCGGCTAAACAAGCGGGCGATCAGGCAAGAAAAGAAAAAGGCGAGGGAAAAAGACCGAGGGTATTGGGTCAAGAGAGTTCAAATCGAGTTCAACAAATTCATACGCCAGAGAGATCACAAAGACCCTTGCATAAGCTGTCAGAGGCATCATCAAGGCCAATACCACGCTGGGCACTATATGAGCATAGGCGGGCATTCAGCAGCTCTAAGGTTCGATGAAAATAATACCCATAAGCAATGCAGCGTATGCAATAACTATAAAAGTGGAAATTTGGTAGAATATCGTCCAAACTTAATTGACAAAATAGGCTTGGAAGAGGTGGAGAGGTTAGAGGGGCCGCACGATCCAAAGAAATACACAATCGACGAGCTTAAAGAGCTTCTGTCGGTTTATCAGGCGAAAAACAAGGAATGGGCGAAGTCTCAATCTTAGATCGTAATGCTGAAGAAGTGCGCTCTACGCTGCGTGAACTTTTAAAGGCTTGTGAGTCTGGAGACATTAGCGGAGCAGTTATAATAACCGAGCATCAAGACGGATTTGAGCTTCAAATGCCCGGAACATTCTCCACCGACCCTGATTCTATTGCGAGCATTATTGGACGCTTGCAAATGGCTTCGAATGTTTTCGCTCACATGACTCTGGCACAAGACGATGAATCCTAGAAGCACCGAGCATCATTTACAGTTTTGCACCACTGACCATCAGCGACAAGTCATTGAGATGCACATAACTGGTATGCCGCAAAAAGACATAGCAGAAAAACTTGGCAGGCATCCGAAAAGAATTAGCGCCTGTATTCTAGGAGTACATCGGAAAGCTGCATTGGCAGGGATGGCACCAGATTTCAATCTAAATCGTCAGACAGCACCGGGATTCACTACAAAACGAGTCAGCACAGCCTATAACATGGACAACGAGATTGTCCTGCAATGGCACATTCAAGAACCAGAAAGAGTTAAGTTAGAGGAACTGATAGCAGAATTTGTGGAGGGTTTCAAAGATGAAGTCACCGGATTACATGCCCCCACAGACCCGCCGACAGGCACTGATGACGATCTTATGGTTAGCTACATTATTGGCGATCATCATCTTGGGATGCTTGCTCACCACAGCGAAACGATGGGTGATGACTACGACGTCAAGATTAGCCAGACTCTTTTGGAAAACGCGATAGATCGACTGGTAGGATCTGCGCCAGCGGGAGAAGTCGGGGTCTTAGTGAACCTAGGCGACTTCATGCACATAAACGACTCTACAAGCTCAACCCCTAGTTCAAAGAATCTATTAGACTCTGACGGACGATACTCAAAAACCATTCGTGCTGCCAGTAATCTCATAAAACGTACGGTTTTACGTACGCTTGAAAAGCATAACCAAGTGTGGATCGTAAACGTAAGGGGTAATCATGATCCTGATGCCGCCTTGTGGTTGAATGAAGTAATGCGCTTGTATTTCGAGGATGATCCACGGGTCAAGGTATTTGACAACGCTTCCAAATTTATCTGGTGGCAATGGGGCAAAAATCTAGTCGTGACCCACCATGGAGATCGGATTAAAATGTCCAATCTACACGGGTCAATAGTAAGTAATTTAAGGAAAGAATGGGGCGAGTCAGATCACACCTACGTGTGGACAGGTCACATCCACCACAAGAACCAAGAGGAATTTGGCGGCGCATTGTTCGAAAGTTGGAACATCCTAGCACCCGCAGATGCTTGGCACGCTGGTGCTGGCTATGCCAGTTCTCGAAGTATGACTTGCGTAATTCTCCACAAATCGTTCGGGGAGCAAGGCAGATTGAAGGCAAACATTCAGGAGTTGATATGACAGCGCTTGATAGACAGGTAGCGGGAAATCATTACAAAACCATGATGATTCAGCCACTTGAGTACGCACTGGCGAACGATTTGGGAATCTGTGAACATGCGGTCGTCAAGTACATTAGTCGATGGCGTGATAAGGGTGGAGTCGAGGATCTGAGGAAGGCAGCGCATTACATTGAGATATTGATTGAAAGGGAAACGGCTCCAAAGGATAACCCTAAGAAGCCGTCTTGGTAGTCACATAAGCATTGCGCCTATTACATATCCCAAACAAAAGGCTATTATAATCGCTGCGCCCGTAAACCGAGGTACTAAAAGTTTATCTTTCCACATTTGCCAGCTCCCCCTGTAATCTATCCAATAACCTTATAACGTCCAACACTTCCATCGTATCGCATGGATCTAGGTTGTCATAAGTCTCCCTAACTTTAATTAACGTCAACAACGCCAGCAAAATCTCATTTCTCGTTGGTTTCATTTTACTTCCTCCCGTAAGCATTCATCAAACTCTCGATCAGCCTCATCAACTGCTAAACGAAACTGCTGCAAATATTCGTATCGGAGGTTAAAAAAGTGACAATTAATTGGCTCAATCTCAAAAGAGTCATCCCCATTCTCAGAAATCCTGATATGGCAAACCCCACAATCACCATCAGTGACCAGCATGGCAGGCCATCCCCGAAAGTTTTTCGGAGCCTCGTCGTGGTCAGTTGGATAATGCCACCGACAATCAAAGCAAAGAGTTTGAGACCACTCAATCAGGTCATCTTCATCTTTAAATCCAAAATCCTCTAAAATCTCATCGTTAATTTGATTCATCACCTCTCCTTCGTTGATGTTTCACGTGAAACAATTTGCCGCCAGATCGTAGACCAAACCTTGCCACTAGACCGAAGACCAAAAATCGGCTTGGAAAGGCGTTAGTGTTGACACCATAACCCTCTGGCCCCTTCCGCTGATGCCCTTGCGTTTTTCTCCGGTGTATCGGATTAAACTTTTTTCTTCAAGTGAGCGATACCGGGCTGTAACGCTTGAATAGGCAAATTCTTTCATCACCTCCCGGACATCATCTGAAATACACCCTTTGGGGCCAAATGACTTAATAACATCGTGAACCATTTGCTCCAAACGTGTTGTGTTTACCTGATGAGCTGCCATGACGCTAGTGTCTGGCGCACCCGTTCGATAAAGTTTGTGTGGCTCTGTCCCGTACATCTTCATTAGTCTCTCCTTGTTTAATGTATACCCTAGACCAAACGTAAACCCATAGACCAAACGCTAACCCACAGACCAAAGGTTTACCGTATCCCCTAGACCAAAATTTCTGCATCCCCTAGACCAAAATTGGGCAAAAATTGCACAAAATCTTGAGATCGAGCACCTCGGAATCGTAACCCCTTGATTTTTAAGGGTTTTTTCCCAGGGCCTCTAATGCCCTCCCCTCTCGCTCTGCCAGCTTGACGGTACGCCACGCGCAACCGAAGTGATAAGCGATTCGATTAAGCGAATGGCCCCGGTCTACCCGATCAATGACAGCTCGCACGAATGCGGCCCGGCTCGGGTAGCCAAAACGACCTAAAGCCCGCCCCTTTTTCATCGGGCGAGTGC